GGGTCAATATCTTCAGAGTAATAAAGTTCAACTAATTCTTTTGCTTCTTCAGTTAGTAAAGGTACTGATAAATCTACAAGTTTCCTATTAATAACATAAAATTCATCACCATACACCCCTCTCTTAGTTTTGCCAGATAGTAGGTTTTGTAGTGCTCTGTTATCCTTATCATTTTCGTGTAATTTTTCACCTTTCTCTAAAATATCGTCAACAGAGACCACAGAATCAACTATCTCAGGGAAAAGTTTTACGAAAGTTTTTTCACCAAAATAGTAAATACCATCAATATTGTCGGACTTATCTCCTGATATAATTTTAAAAGTAGATACGTTTTGATGGGGTATAGAAATATCTTTCAATTTAACTTTATCTCCGTACTTAATCATTTGTTTCTGTGTCGGAGAATATATTTGTACTTTTTCAGATATTAGTTGTGTTAGGTCTTTATCCGCAGAAAATATAGTTTTGTTTTCATCCTCTGATATATGACAATAATGGGCTATCATATCATCTGATTCATTACCGTCAACTATAACCTGACGTATAAACATTTCCTCAAGATATTCTTTTACTCTTTTGAGTTGCCATTCAAATGACTGCATTTGAATGTCATTAAGTCTATTATACCTTCTATTTTCTTTGTATTCTGCAAAAATTTTCTTCCTCTGTATAGAGTTGTCGTTTCCATCCCAAAAAACGATTACCTTATCATAGTTGTACTCTGAAATAAATTTACGTAAAGTGTTAACAAAGTGATATATAGCACCTATATGATTACCTTTATGATAATACTCACGTACTCCATGATAACCTATCTTAAATAGGTTATTTCCATCCACTAATAAGGTTTTAGTCACGCTAAAATATTTAAAGGATTAAACTTTCTTCTTCCAACTTAAAATCACTACCTGTACCGATAATGTCTTTCCAATACTCAGCGTTTTCTCCCTTATACTTTTCGATGGATTTTTTTTCCTCCGAGGAGTCTTTTCCGGGTAAAAAACCGTGAGCCGTTACCAATATTCTACCGTCTTCATATCCTAAACCATTAATGTGGTTTTTCATAACTGAGACCTTAGTCCGAGTTGCAAATTTTACTTTTCTTTTATCTTTAACTGCAGTTATTTTTGTAGTACCCGCATTCTTTTGATTTCCAAAAAGAAAAACTAATGATGAGTTTAACCAAATTGCCTCTCCTCCTTTAGCCTTAATTTTAGGTTGTCCAAAAGGGTTGTCAGGAAGTTCGACCCATGGTTGGTTAACGATTACTAGTGTGTTCTCATGTTTAGAATCTGACCTACGAGAACCTGATATTCTTTGGTTTATTCCCATACCTATCTTATCTGCCAAAACAGCTGCATTGTGTTGTTTACCACCTTTACCGTCATATGTCATCTTACATGGAACTGAACCAACTGAGTCCCACAAAAATAGTAAGTCGTAGTCCAAATCTCCACTACTCTGTGCGTCTAACAATTCATTAATAAAATTAGTGATTTGCTCAATGTATTCAAAGTTGTTATTAAATAGGAAAAATCCGTCCCAATCTAACTCACCTGTTTCTTCATCAACAACTTCATCACATTTAAAACCCATAAGTTTTGCGTGCTCAAAAGACCACTTTTGTTCTGTAATTATAAAAACGGGAAGTATACCTTTTTTTTGTGCATCCACAGCGGCTTTAACAAGTGCTGTCGTTTTTCCTGTGTCGGAGTGACCTAAAAACATATTAAGGTGACCCATTGCAGGTCCAGGAACTCCTACCGCATCTAAGAAATCAGTACCTAAGTCATAAAACTTTTGAGGTTTAAACTTAGCTGATGAAGAAAATTTCTTCTTAATATCTTTAAAGTCTTTCTTTTTAATTGCCATCTTATTTTGATTAAAATAATGGTGGGGAGGGTTCTATCCTCCCCACCATTAACATTTGTAATTTTTAAAAGGGAAGGTTATCATCGACTTTAGTGGTCGACTGTGGGTCACTTTCTTCCTTAATTGTTGTGTTTTCACCATTACCACCAATCGTTTCAGTAGTATTGTCTCCATAAACGAACTTTTTAAGTTCTGAGTCCCAAACAGGAGTCTCTCCCCTTGCGACCGCTTCAAGATACTCTACAGGTCTTTGTGCATATACGTCAGACCATGTCATTTCATCTTCCATCCACTCTTTCATCGTATCATCATCATCACTTAATGATGTCGGGTCGTCGTACATAATAGTTTGAACTACCGTATATTCAATACCTGAATTAGTTTTAGACTTTGAGAGTTCGACAATCAAGTCTCTACCTTCTTGAGAGTCCGTAACATCTCCCTTTGCTCTCCAAATTGGGATAATCTTATCCAAGATGCCTTCTTGCTTATAGTTATCCTTAAATCTCCAAAATTTAACCCCGTCAGACTCATTATCACGGTCAACAACTTTTACTATGTAAAACTTGCGGGGTCGGTATTGCATTGCCAGTTTTTTATCTGACTCCTTTCCCGTTGACATGAGTTCTTCGTAGACCTCAGTCAATGGAGAGCGTTCCCCGTCATTTTTACCTGGGTCGTATAGTTTGACCCATCTACCGTCTACTTGAACCTCGTGAAACCAAACTTCTTTAAATGGTGATGAACCATCGGGCGTTGGTAGTATTCTTATTTTAGATTGACCAGATTTAGTACCTTTAGGTAGGTACGTAGTGAAGTACTTCTTCAACCGTTGCTCTTGTGTCATTCCATCTCCATTACCACGAGATGTGACATTTTTGTCGTACTGAGCTAGTACTGCGTCGAGTGCATTTGCCATGTTTTTTCTTTTTTTCTTTAAATGTTTATCTGTTATTCTATACAAATATAAATGATTTTTTACTTAAGTCAAATTAGTAGAAACAAAAAAAAGAGACTATTAAGTCTCTTTTTAATAAAAAATATTTTATCCCTTAATTACATAAGACCCTCGTCTTCGAACGGTTGGTCAAATGATTTTTTAATGTTACCATCGGAGTAACTTTCAACTTCATCACTCGTAAGTACATATTCGTTTTTACCCGTTTTTTCTAATTCGTCTTGCTTATCGGTAAAGAAATCAGTTAGTTTTTGATTATATGGGTAACTATCTAAACTTCTTAACTGTAATTTTTCTTCAGGTGATTTTTGTCTATATTTCTCTATTTTATTTTCTAAACTATTAATTCGGTCTAATATAGAATCCATTTCCCCCAACTTACTTGTTAAGTCATCTAATTTATTAAACATAGTATCCATGTACTCATCTTGTTTATTAGATATATCTTTTTGTGTCGTCACTAAATCTGTAATATCTAATTCTTCGGTTCCCCCTTCATCAGTAACATCAACTTCACCATCATCGTTAACAACTTCAACGTCTGGGTCATCATTTACGTCCACAGGTTCAGGAACTTCGTCAACTTCTAAGTCATCTGTTTGTTCAATATCTTCACCACCCTCATCAGGTAAGTCTAAATTTTCTTCTTGCTCAAAAACATAATTATTTATGTTTTGATGTCTCTTTATTTCTTCTAATATTTTTTTATCTACTGACATAGTATTTTTATTTATCCGTTTAGTAGTGTCTTCATTCCCGTTGGGGTCTCAACTCTTAGAGTTTTATTTACTTTCATAGTATTATCCACTCTTTCGATTAGTCCGTCTCTCATTCTTACTGTATAACAGTCTCCGGTATCTAAATCACAAACTTCTTTATAACCATTTCCGTTATCACGTTCAGTTAATCGGCTATCCTTTTGTAAGTATGTGTCTAATAAATTTTTTATGTTCATTACTCTTTTTTATATAAATATATTGTTTATTTGGAATATTCAAATATCACCCCTAGAAACTACCGATGTAAATATATTTAACCATTCTTCGTACTCAGACTTATACTCAGTATTATTATTTATTTTAGTTTTTACAATACTGATAATCTGTTGTGGTGTTCCTTGTATTGGGTTAATTTCATATACTTGAGCTAAGTATAAATATGTTAAAGCCTTAGGTGTTGTATTAATCGTGGTGGTGAGTTGTAACTCTTCGTTTATAGCCCTAAGTATTGTACCTAAGGGGTTAAATGTCGCTTTCATAAAATCTAATGAATCTTTAATGCTTGAAAATGATGCAATAGGGAAAACTTGTTCGTTAGCGCTAATACAAGTTTGAGAGTTAAAATATTGTGTCCTTTGTGTTGGCCTTATTTCTCTGCTCGTAACCAAATCCATTAAATTATTATTATACACATTTTGTCTGACCGCTTGATTCTGAGTCGCGATTCCATATATGAATGATTTTAAATTGTTATTTGTAAACTGGTTGTTATCTATATACTCCTTAACTTCTTGACCATTAACCTTTGTCGGTGTCATATCAACAAATGCCTTATCATTAAATTTAGTTAGTGATTTACATTTCTCTTCAGGAACTTGACTAATATCTTTGGCTTCAGATAACGCAATTATATTATTTGTTTTTCCTGATGGGTTATTAATTTCAATACTCCTTAATTTCTGTTGATATAAACCTAACAACTCTCTGTTTACACTAGCAACTAATTTATCTGGTGTAGGAAATGAGTATTTCGGCATCCTTACTCCTTCAAAATTAGTCACGAAACCCCTTGTACTTATATTATGACTAACATTCATTATGTAATATGGTCCGTAAAACATTGGTACGTTTGTTAGATTAAAGTACATAGTCGGCTGTATCATAACATTACCTAAAGACTGTACCTGACATGTATAACTTCTAGACTTATAAAAATTATAAAGTGATTGTGATTGTTGCGCAACTTTTTGACCAGACGATTGTGAACCTAATTGTTCTAATACTCCAAATGTTGGTCCGATATTTTTATGTTGATTCATATCAATAGATACTGAGTTAAAAACTCCTTGATTTCTCTTACCAAAGTCTACTTGAAACCCTACACATCTATTACTGTCTGAATAATTGTCTTTATTTTGTTGATTTTCCCTCAATGGACAGTCTGATGGGTTGGTAATGTCAAATGAGTCATTACCTTTCCTAACATTTTTATTTTGTTCCATACCTAAGTTTTCCGATGGTGGTCCCATCCATACCCCTAACATTTTTGGTCTACTGTTTCTCGCATCTACCTCCATGAATGTTCCAAACAAGTCATTAGGTATGTCTTGTGGGAATGGTTCTCCTTTTTTTACTCTATCATCTCTACCATAGAAATTGGTATATGCCGGTGTAGGCATAAAAACAAAATTATTTTTTTCATATATTGTCCCAAGTAAAGAATATACAGTAGTATTATCACTTCTACCCCTTAAAAACCCCTCAAGTTCTTTAATATTTATTACAACTTTATCTCCGATAGGTCTATTGGCTCGGTCTAAAAATAAAAAGTCTTCGAATATAGTTCTCGTTTTAAAATCTTGTCCAGCAATCCACTTATCATTTAGTACTTGAAATGATTTCCATAGTTCTAATTTAGGAACGTTTCCATCAATTTTTGAAATTCTAAATGTATCATCAGTAACTGAAACAGAAGGTAATTGTCTATTTAGTTTAATGAAAATATCATTTAATATATTTTGCTGAAAGTTTTCCTTATCTATTAGTGAGTTATTTAAATCTTCTATGAATTTATTTTTATTATACGTACTGTCTTGTGATTTTTTAGCCGCATATATTTTAATTAAAGACGATAAATTTACAACATTACTTTCGTTGAATTCGTAATCCATGTCTACGAAAAAATCTGTCAGATACGAACCATTATCACCGTACTTAAAACCTACCTCATTAAACTCCCCCACATTTAGATACATAGAATTCCATGCCTCGGCGTGGTTTCCCTCGCTTTCACCTAAACTAGTACTTCCTCCTTGTGTGGGTAGACTATTTGCCACATATGTTCCGAAGTCATAAGGGTCTTTAATCATTTGATTACTAACAGTGGTTACTGAACCGTAAACTTTGTTATCATATTTTCCGGGATTTCCTATTTTTAATACAATTTCACGATTTAATGCTTTTTGAATGTGATAATTTAAAAACGAGGTTAATTGACCGTCACTTATATTCTTAAGGTCCTCGTCTATGTTATTAGTTATTGTTGGTTTATCTATAATAAATAAGGACTTCATAACCGTAGATAAATTAATATCGTATTCGTTATCATTTAACCCGTTAAATGTAGATGGCACATTATTATACACCCTTTCTAATTCTAATTTTCTATTTAAGTCGGTTACACTTATATCATCCCCAACCAATTCCGGAAAGTTTAATTCTAAAAACTCTTCAAATGTAGTTTCACCTCTATTTACCTTATCGATATTATATTTAGTGTCTACTTCACAAAAATTTAAGAAATAAGACTCAAAATTATCCAACATTTCTTTTGTGAAAACTCCGAATATATCATCTATAGATGAGTATGGTGAGGTATCCGTATCACTTATATTAAATGGTTGCGCGTTTCTATTTTCAGGATTTATATTTTTAATGTATTGTAACGGTGTTGGTTTACTTACCATTTCATTAGAGAAATAACCGAAATTAGATGACGCCCAAAAGGACCTAACACTTCCATTATAAATGGAATTATTAGTTGTTAAATTTTGTTTATATTTACCTTGAGTATTAAAACATTCGAACTGAGCTTGATTAAATTTAACACTACCAAAAGATGGTACAATTAATATTTTATCTTCTTGATTTTCTCTAAAATCATAATTTCCTTTTATATTAAAGTACTGAGACCAACTATTCATATTGTACTGTCCTCTCGTGTCTCCACTAGATATTATTTTATCTATACTTCCATTATCTGAATTACCTATTTTTAAATTTTTCTCAGTTTGAGCGTTTTGTATTTCATCTGAAGTGTAAGTCGTGAAAATATCTTTTTTAGTGAAGTAATAATACAGACTGTTTATTACCTTTGGGTAAAATCCGTTTTCTACTTTCTTATTAACGTATGGATATGTTACGTTTAACACCTCATTGGGTATAGGTGATATGTCTTCTACTATAGTTCCGAACTCCTCCTCTAATTGTTTTATTGTAACGCTATCCCCATCATAATTTTCAAAAGTATATGATTTAGATGTGTTACCCCCAATAGGGTCATACGCAAATTTATAATCAAAATCTTTCCATATATCATCTAATATATCAATACCACTCTCTTTATATTTTTTATATCTATACCATATAGAACCATATTTTAATATCCAATAATAAGGGACTTTATGTATTGACGAAAATTTATTTAATGTCGCAAAAATATAGTTTAAATCTGTTGTAACATTATTACTATATGATTTAAATTTTTCTTTTAATGTTGTGAGAGGTAAGGAATTTAAATATAAATACCCTAAAACCGCATATGGATTTTCTATTTCATTTTTTTCATTTTCTACTCCTTTAAGGATTGCGTTGGCAAAATAAGGCGTATTTAGTAGTGATGTTGTTTGGGTTTTAGTTATGAAATTTTTGGTGGTGTCGTAGTTATTACCATACTCTAAAGTAGATTCTGTGAGTACGAATTTTTCTTTAGTTCGATAATTATAGTAATTAATTACTTGGTTATTTGTCTCAAAAATATTTTCACTGTTATTATTTGGGTTTGGACTCATTTCCGAAACCTCTTGGTTAGGTGAGGTAGAGGTATTTGTTATCCATTCAAAGTATGAAAACATCTTTTTACCATACGTTTCATCCTCATTAGAAAACGAAGCAATTGTCTTTTGGTCTTCGTTAAATGAAAACATTTTAGAAGTGTCATTACTAATTCTTATAGAATTAACTTTATTACCTTCCGATAAATTATTTTGTAACCAATCAAGGTTATTAAATGGGTATCCGTCCGTGAATGTTAATTCATCTGATTGGTTTGAATTAAGATATTTTATCAGCTTATTACTACTCTCACTAGACGATGATACCCTAATAGAATTACCTTCTAAATATGATAGTTTGTAAACTCCAAAATCTTGTTTTATTAAAGACTTGATATATGGTGTAGTAAAGTCTCCCCTCCTAAATAAATTCCAGCTTTGACCCTGACCGTTATTAGAAATATTTAACATATATTTTAATAAGTTTTCATAACTAAATGAAAAGTTTTTTAATAATTCAATTAATTCAGGAGATTTAACTACCGACTCTTGTAAATTAATGTATTCAAAATCACCAAAAACACTATATAATTCATTATTGTAACCACTATCTCTATATAATTTAGTGTAGTTAGAGTTTAAAAAAGTCCTTTCAAACAATTCATAAAAAAATGAAACAACCCTTAAATCACCATATGGTTGTCCCTGAAATGGGAACTCAATAGCATTACAACTTATAAACGGGGTTTCTTTAAGTTCGTTAGTGTAGTTATATCCTAACGTTTGATTCTCAATCTGTACAGCCCCTTTAACAAACTCTTCAACAAATTGTATCTCAGGCCATACACTATATTTCCATCCCTGCACTTTATTAACTTCTGAGGTGTCACCAGGGTATTTGTCTTCATATAACTCATTACCCTCCTCATCTATAGAGGTTACAAAATATTGAGGCCACGGATATACTGTAGGCGAATCTTCTTCCGCGGTTCCGAAAGAGCTTAACCCATTTAATAACGCGTTTACCATAGTTGTTTCCGTTCCTTCTGATTTTTCGGGTGACATAATAGCCCCAACTCTAATGGGGTCTTTTCTTTTATCCCAAGCGTCATCGTGAACTTTATCCATTAATCTTAAAAATCCATCCGCGGATGCACATATCACAGCCATAACGTTATTCATTGTTGGATTAAATCCTAGTCCAACATCAGGGGACTTTATTTTTTCGGCTAAAGCGTATGAAATAGCTTCTTCAACTTGTTGTTTTTTTGTTTCAAAATTATCTTGTAATTCTTCTAATTTTCTTAAAAAACTTTTTTTGGTAAGATTATTAGAACTATTTTGGTCTCCAAATATTATATATTGATTTAATACAGAGTCTTCTTCAACTTCCAATGTTTGCGCATCAACAACCATAGGCGGTACCGCAAGTTCTTTTATTATGACATTATTTTTAAAATCGGATAACTCTAACTCGGTGGGTGTAGATTTGTATCTTAACTCAAATGTGTTTTCATAATCCACTTCCGATTCTGTGGGTTTTTGTCTTTTAAAATCAGATATCTTAATATCACAGTTTAAAGTAGTTTCTATTTTTTTTCCACTAACTTCAGCACTTCCATTGGTACCAAAAACCGGGTTTTCATTAAGTTTGGTGTTATATTTTTCAATTATACTCTCTAGCTCTGAGATTGCGTCTTTTCTTTTTTGTAGTTTTTCGTTCTTCCCTCCATTATTTTTTATTGGGTACAGTATAGGTGAGTTTGGCATTGTAGTTATTAAACCTACCTTGTTATCAATGTTCTCACTAAACCAATTACCTGTAAATAGTCCATATATTTCATTCCTATATTCGTTAATTGTGTTTAAGTATTTTTGAATCTCTGTTAATGGAGACATATCTTCCTTACCGTAAGCTTCCATGACATACCTTTCAAAGTTTTGTAATTTCAATAACATTTGATTGATTGTTAATTCTGGAAAATTATCTTCTATGAGTCCTTTGGCCTTGTAAGCAGAGTAGACTTCTTTAATTGTGTCATAACCTTTTGTGGATTTTATTTGACGTATTTCTTGTGTATCCTGACCTGTCTGATTACTACTCTTATCTGTTCCTATTGTCGTAGTCCTACTGTACATATGTGGTAACGCAAATAACGCCTCTATCGGAATGTCGGATAGCATCGCATATGTTCGACTTATAAAGTTAGTACTTATTTTATAATTACCTGAAGATGGGTCAAATCTTGCGTTAAAGTCTTTTAACATTAACTCATATCTAATCGCCTTACCATAATATCCCTTAAGTGTTAATGTAAATAGTGGATATGGAAACTGAAAGAACGCACTGTATGGTGAATTTTCTCCTTGTTCAAATAGTACTCTCCCTTGTACATCCTCCATCTCAATACTAACTATTGCCGCGAAAGACGCGTTAACTTTAACTGAAATATTAGTAATCCCTAACATCTGACTGTCCGCATCTCCTCCTCTATTTTGACCTAAAGTTAAATTATCAGTCCATGAGGTATCTAAGTAATCATCTTGTGTTTGTGATTGACCATTATCGGTAGTCTGTGGTTTCATAAAGTTAATAACAGTAGACTTATCTTGGTCTAGCGCCCCTATTCGTATATTTTCAATTGTGTCTTGAAAATTACTACCCACAACTAATTTACTTCTAGGTAATACTTTAGTTTCTAAGTTAGCGTACATAACTAACTCTTCTTGGTTGACTAACCTTTCAGATACTGTACCGTCACTGTTAACAACTCTATTTGGGTCTACAATTATTATGTTGTCATAGTCGGTTTCTACATATACGTCTTGATTGTTAAAAAATTTGTTATCTGCCATAATAGAAGAAATGAGTATCTAATGCCTTTTTATAATCTTGTAAAGAATTTACCAAAGGAAAGGGTATTATTAAAACTGACCCATCGCTAATGTCATTTTCTAACCCTCCGTATTTTGGGTTCGCCATTAATATTAACCAACCAAAATAAGGCGTACCATAAAATTCTTGACTTACTTTATCTAACCTACTTTGAGCCACTTTATAAATAAATTTTCTATCTGTGGGTTTTGCGGGTAATGACACAAATGGCACTACAGTTTGTTTTCCGTTAATTAAAAAGTCTTGGTATCTGTCGTAATATCTCATTAGTTAAATGTGTATTTTCCGTTAAATTCGAGGTCTGTTCCTGTATTTATTCCGTCAGTAAATATCGTATTAAAATACCCTAATTGTACGTTATTGGCCTGTGCTTGTGGTTTTTGTATATACGTGAAGTTTCTTTCTTTTTCTAAGTTAAACGGGTTATATACCGTAAACTTCTGCGCAAATCCATTTTTTAGTTGATTTGTAACTGCGTCGGACGAACGTTTTAATATTTCATACACATCAACCAATCCTGACTGACCGTTTATTATTATTGGTGTTTGTCCGTCACCAAATAGTCCTGTTGAAGTTGTATTAGGTATTGTTAGTGTGTCAAAACCATACAGAACTTCATTTACATACTTTACCCATTCTTCCTTAAGTATAAGCTCTTCTCCTAAAATTGTTTTTTTAACAAATTCAGGGTTATTTAATATAGGTGAGTAAGCCATAGTACAAAATCTAGTTTGTGGTTCGGTGTCATATTCTTCAGATAAAAATCCTTTTTCCAAATTATCCACAGGAGGGTAATAACCCAATTCATCATCAAATAACAAGTTATAAAAAACAAATAAATCTTCTCCAACTGTTTGTATGTCCGCCACCATTTCTAAATTTGTATTCGCCTCTGACGATGATGGGTCAACATTAGTAGTTCCTGACAATTCAAAAATATCTATACTTCCTGTTTTATTTTTATATCCATCCGTATTTGCCGTAATTAGGTTTGAAATGTCGTTTTGTCTAACAAAATTAGTCTGTACATTTAATAAATCACCCATTTCACCATTCATAATACTGAGAAATACATTCATTTGAAGCTCAATGTAAGATTTTAAGTTTTTCTTGAATTTTTTTACTTCACTATTTTTAAAGTTTTGATTTTCTATATTAGTATTAGGACCTTTTAAAAATGGGTTTAATCCATTATCCACATCTTCTATTAGTTTGTTTTTAAGTGTAATTTGTTTGTTTTGAAGTTTGTTTGGTTTACCTAAAATATTAGTCGTATATTCGTTTGAACCGTTTAAATATCCCGTTGACGTTCCGTAAGTGTAAAGTCTATCTTGAGTAAAATAGTGTACCCCTATTTTCGATTGAATTCGGCTTATGGTGTCTATACTACTAATCACATTTTGTACATATTCTTGGGACTTCAAAACATAGTCTTTCATAAATGATTTATAATTAATATCTCCCGTTAAAAACTCCTCAACTAATGTAGATGTTATCTGACCTATAGTTTCTCCAGCCTCTTCAGTCCTTTCCACTTTTCCGTCTTTAACTGTAAAGTTATTATCCGATTCTATTTCGTCTAACACTGACCTGTCTAAATCTGTAGTATCTTCTGTAGGTACGGAACGTTCATCATATACTTCAGTATTACCAAAATAATTAAATGAAACCGCATTTTGTAATCTACTAACGGGTTCTTTAAGTCCTTGTCCACCTATAAAATTAAATGACATATTAATATCGGCAATCATTGGTTGGACTCCAATACCTTCAGGATTTAAATCAAATGTTAGTGGTTCATAGCTGATACTCATCTGTTGTATAACAATTTTAGTATGGTAGAAATCTCCTATCCTTAATACACAAATAGGTGGCGAACCAAATGCAGTGTTTTTTATATCTCCCTGTCTAGGTTTACCATCTTCACCTATTACGGGTATTGTATCTCCAGGTCTTAAACATTGTTGTAAAAAAGTAAGTCGTGAGTTTAACCCTTCAGGTGTTATTGAATGAAATGTTGGGTGGAAAAATTTAAGTTTGTCTTTTATCCCTTGATATACTTGTGGTGAGTCCTCTTTCATTTTATCAAAGTAGTCACACTCGGTTAGTAGTTTTTTAACTATTATTTTAGCGACGTTTCTTTTTTCTCTAACCTCTTTAGACTCTTCTTGTCTTTGTACTTCAGTACGTCCTGTAACAGTATCTGTTATAATTGTTTCTTGAATAATCGGTTCTAAGTCTTGAGGATTAGGTTCGGGTGGGATTTCTTCAATTGTAGTGGAGAATGAGACCGCCCTACATCCCATAGCACTTGTAGAATAAATTTTATCTGCACCTGTTAATTCTTCACTACACGAAACACCATCAATTGTTGTATTTTCGCCTAGTGATACCTCACTAATATTTAACTTATCTTGTAACTTATCTAATCCAGAAAAACTTAAGATATATTTTTTTATTGAGTCGACCCTTCTTTTACTTAAGGATAAATTATACGGAGCGCTATTAGGTGAAGATGCGGAACCTTCTAATTTTATATTAACTATAGCCCCTTTATCAATAGCTTCTTTTATTTTAACACATAATTCTTTTGTTTTTTGTTCAATATTAAAAATATTTTCTTGGAAGAATGTACTAGTGGGTCCTTTTTGGTCCTCATCGGCGTTAGTGTAATAATTTGATTGATTGAGTATATATGCGGATAAATTAGACGAATAAGGTTCTTCCGTAGTGGTTGAGTTTGCGTTTTTTGGTCCAGGAACGTCATTATCGAAGTAGAATGAATAACTATAATCAGTTTCCGTTATTACGGGTGTATATTCTTCAATGACTGGTTGTGTGGTTGTTATTTGAGTACTTTGTATTTCATTTTCAAAATATTCATAATCTGTGACGTTTTGTGTTGTAGTTACAATATCATATATATCTTTAAGTGTAAATTGTGGAAATCTTTGTGCTAATTCATAGATATCATATTTTCTACATCCCGCAAAAAATGAATCGACAATATCGTTTATCTTTTGATTGTCTTGTCCGTCTAATTCTTTATCGACTATAGCGTTCAATATTGATGGGTGGTCAACGACTATCTTCCAATTTAAATTACCTTGTCTAGTTGTGTTATTATATGTGTAAATAGGTTCAGGTCTACCTAAAAATTGATTTGCGGTCCAGTCAGCACTATTCTGTTCACTTACTTTCATATCATATGGAGGGAACCACATAACTCTTCCACCGTTCGGACCTCTTTCACATGAAGGTAAATCTTGTACTGTAAAACCAGGTCTAGAGGATGTTCTCCAAGCTAAATTTTCTATCGAAAACATGTACTTTTTTACCTTTTCGTCTTGAATATTAGTTGATTCGTTACCTCTCCAAGGTGCAATATTTAAATTATAAGTGTTATCTAATACCGAATATGTGAATTTTCTGTTTTGTGTTGTAATACCCTCACTTTTTTGTATCTCATCATTACTAAAATATGGTATGTCTTTAGTAAAAACCCTACAGTATTCTATTCCTTTTATTTCTCCTGTGCTTTGGTCTTCATATTTATAAACTCTAGAACCTTTTGTCATTTCCCTTGTCCCGTCATTAAAAACTTTAGAAACTTGATTTATTGCATTTCCAACATGTTGTAATCTAGCATCTCCCTGTAGTCCTTCAGCAGCATCAACTAACCTCTGAGTGTCATCTAATATCGAACCTTTCTTAAATATATAATTACCAGCACTTGTGGTTGATAACAAAAGTGATTGTATTAATTTACTATATGATTCACTCATAGACCCTTCTCCCCCTCCCTGTGTCGGGTATCTACCCGCAAGTCTTAGACTAGGTCCTACCCAAGTAAAACCTCCTTGTAGTCTAGGTGCGTCATAGTTACTGTTTGTTGCGGTGCCCGCCCTTAGAAAATTACTTCCGTTTAAACCAAACTTAAATACGTTTCCTCCATTTTCCTCATATATTTTAGCTATTTCACCGTAACCTCTACTAGCAATTCTTACTCTATTACCGAATTGGTCTATGGGTAGCTCTTTGGAAGGTGCTACAATATCTGTTAATTCCTGTATTTTACTACCTACGTAGTAATTTCCCGCCGGTGCTCTTAGTCCAAAACTTCTAGAGTTTTCGGTATAGTCAGGTGCAAAAACATTTAATGATATATTCTTAAATAATCTCTTAGTCTGTCCCCTACCTGTATTTGATATAAATGTATCAGACGCCCTCTTATTGGCTTGTGGTAATAATGTAGCTCTATCACTAAATTCACCTCCATCGTTTGTCGCTTGATTCACACTCGATTGTTGTGTCACTTCACCAAAATAACTACCTGGTATCCATGAGTATGGTGAGTATATTCCCGAAACTCTACTTATAAAGTCTAAACCTTTACCCACCACATTATCAGGAACAGAAATTTTCCAATCACTTTCAATTAGTTCTTCATTTCCTGTAGCAATTGCCAATGCATCAAAAGGGTCACCTAACGCATCGAGTATATTTACCCTACCCAATGTTTGTTGATAAGTTTCTTCCGCAATTCTAAATTGAAATTGAGTTTTTAGTTGGTTTCCTGCGATTTGAGCTAACTCAGAGTCTTGTGTGAGTCTCCCGTTGGAACCCATAGGGTCAAAGCTTGTTAATAATGTAAGTGAGTTGTACGTTGACGCAACAAACGTATAATACGTCTCTCTTTTTTCTATTTTCCTTTCTATATCTCTTATATTTATTAAATCGTTGAACCCTCCTTCAGGTCCGTATTGATTTTGTATAAACGCTCTTTTTTGTGATTGGTCGGTTATTCGGGACTCTTCGATTCTAATCGCGTCTAAAACTGCGACATCGTTAATTGCAAACTCCGCATTACCCGCTGAATCATTACCTTTATAACCTTCAGCATATGGTTCTAAATTCCTGACTAAAAGTTTTTTTCTAAAACCTTCAGTAGCGCTAAACGTTAATTGACTATTTGATTGGTTCGGCATACGAATCTATTTTTATATAAATAGATTAAATATTCATTTTTAAGCGGAATATGTATTATTAGAATCCGTAAATATTGTCATTAGTTTACTTGTGAAAGTGGGGTTATTAACAATTTCATTTGCCAATTGTTCAGATGTTATGTTTTGAGGGAGATTTCTTCCGTCAACTGATAGGTCTATCTTACCCCCCACATTTAGATTAATATCACCGTTAACATTATTATTGGTGTTGTCACTCATATTATTTAGGTCGTTACCCATATTTCTTAATTCTCCAACGGCCTTAAATAATGAATCGTTTTGGTCGACACTTCGAGCCGTTTGATTATTCATTTCTGCATTGTTGTTTAAACCGAGATTATTTAATAGGTTAGTCCCACCAACTACTAAATCATTTGCTAAGAATTTTTGAACAGGCATTCCAGGTCTAGAAATAAAATCTTCAGCAATAGGGGCGTTAGTATCTGGAGATGTGTCAGGTGTTCCCGCGGCAACTTCATCTAAACTCACACCTAGTTGGTTAGCCGCGTTTTCAGCTAAACCTCCAACCATATCACTAAAATTACTAATTAAATCGCTAGTGGTACCTAATAGTGGATTTATAGTAGTAAGATTGTCTATAAGTTCAGGGGGAACTAAACCTGTAAGCTTTGTTTTTAACTTTTCAACTCCTTCACTAGTAGTTTGATAAGCCGTGGTTAACAACCCCTCAACATCTATATCTAAATCTTTTATTAGATTATTGTCGGGCAACTTTTCATTCATATTTACAACTGAGTCCTCAATCGCAGTTGCAAACTCTGCGGACATCGAAAACGCTGCGTTTCTAAAATGTTTTCTAGACTCCTCGTCTTTAAATCCATTGGCTATATTTGCACTTAAAGCCTCCCCATATACTTGTAGATTCTCTTTATTTATAGAAGCGTCTAAACCTTCTCTAACAACATCTGCGTATGCGTCTAAACCACCTAAAACATCAGTTACTCCTTCTGTTTTCGTACCTACTAATAAGGTCGCGGCCTTAGCAGATTCATTAGCTCCCGCAATTTTTTGAAGGGCAGTAAGTTGACTCATTGCGATATCTCTATCGGACATCGAATTTATCTCATTCTGTTCTTTTAACGCTGCAAAATCATCTTTTGTTAAGTCTGCCGCCGCTTTATTTGCAACAATTATCTGTTTACCCATTTCATCAAAAGCCGGTATGTCCACTCGTAATTGTCCGCCCTCAATGTCACTCATGTTCGCAACTAAGTCTTTAAACTCCTGAGGAACTGTGGTTGTTCCCAACATATCCAATTTTTTTGTCCTTTCAGCGGCTTTAAAAGCCGTTTGGGTCATGTCTTGATAAGATATTCCCGCTAATTTAGCGGCCTCTCTTAACCTATACATTTCAGTTACCGGTATATCAAATTCACCAGTTTCTTCATTAAATACGGCAGCCCCTTCCGCCATACCAATAATTGCGTCCTGTAAACCTTCTGTATCTGTTTGGGCTAAATGTAATAATTTAAATGGGTCTCCTAAATCACCAACAGCACCCCCCAACATCTGAAATCCAGCGGCGGTTTCTATCGCGGTTTCCGGGTCCATTAACTTTTCAGAAAGAGCAAAAGTAGTAGACACGTCCATCCTTAACGCCTGTGCCTTTGCAATCATACGAGAAAATCCTTCTACACCATCTTTAAAATTATAAGAAGATAACATTTTTATGTTACTACCAATATCCTTCATGAACTTACCAACATTAATACCATAATCTCTGGCTTGTTTTTGCATATCACTAATTTGTGATATCGCGCTTGAGGTACCCACTCCGATATTTCTAAACCCTTCTACTATAGGAACTATCTCAGCAGATGTGAGACCGGCGTTACGAGCTAAAAGTTGCATATTTATAACTTGTTCAGAAGATAATAAAGTGTTAGTTCCCATCACATCATTTATTTGTTGGGTTAACATTAAGTTCTCCTCTAATCCAATTCCAAATTTAGTCGTTTCAAATGTGGCCTCAGCCATAGTAGTCATTAGTGCGTTACCAACGACACTAGTTTGTCCCATGGACTTAGTACTTAAATCAAATGTTAATTGTTGTAGTTTAGCAGTATCTTCAATAACTGAAGTTGGAATAAACATCCGAGCTAAACTTGCGGTGATATTTAATACCGTTGTATCTAACAGTCCTGCGGCTTTATTTAAGCCGTCCATACCTTTAGTAACTTCAGATATCGCGCCTTTAGCACTATCTACAGGTCCTTTCCCTGCTCCCGTATTGTTTTGAAACATTATTAAGTATTATACTATAAATACTTATCTTTTAGATTTTGCCTTTTCAGCCTGTTGATTTCGTTTTTCAAACTCTTCAACTAACTTACCTATAAAATATTTTCTTTCATATGTGGGCATATTAATTAAGTCGTTATAAGAAAAATTCGCGTGACGAGTTAAATAATAGATTTCATCAAGCACAGATACCCTAGAGTCAGAAGAAAGGCCGAAAAAACTCCACCCCAAAGGTGACTCTAACTGTCAACTCTTCTCCTGACGGGGCTTTTAAACTCCTTTCTAAGTCTAATTTTGGTTCCGAATTAGAAAGGCTATTTCTTATGAATTTAGAATCCATAATAGGTAGTTTTATGACGAAGCTCGTTATAAACTCTCTGTCGGTGTTATCGTCCACACTTATTATTTGTTTTGATAACCTATTGGTTACTATGGGAGGTGTCATATTACTTGGGTACTTCTCGATAATGTCGTTAAGTTCTTTGACTTCTCCTACCGTAAGTAGTTTACATTTTATTCTATTTCCTGATTTAGGTAGTTTAAATGTAAATGTACCGTCTTCTTCGGGTTCTTTTTCAAGTTTTTTGAAATCTAATTCATCGAGACGAACTGTGTGTTCAAACGTGTTATTAGTTTTAGGGTCTCTTAGTGTAAAATTATAGTCAGGACCAAACGCAGTATTTCTCAAAAATATTAAAATAGCTTCTAAATCACCCTCTAATAATTCACTAACCTTAACGTCTGGTTCATAAATTTTATTTTTAACTAAATCGTTAATAATGTTTGGGTTTTGACCGTTACCCGCAGATACCAAAATGTTTTCATCTTGTGCGGTAAGATACCCAATTTTAAGACTCTTTTTCTTGTTTTTGTAAAACTTACCCTGCGACGGAAGTGTTACCACGTCATGAGGTAAGTTAAAGTCTTGTTGTCCATATTGTTTTGCTTCGTCCATATTTTTATATAAAAAAAAACCATAGGGAATGAACCCTATGGTTAATTATAATAAATATTATTTTATTTTCAATAGTATTAGTAAACCAAAATACATCTATCAGGACGTAATGTTGCCGAAATTGTTGCCAATGCATCATCACTATAACCCAAACTATCGAAATTAACGTCAGTTAAGAAAGTACCCTGTAGAATCCATTTTTCAACCGCAACTCCTGTGGGGTCTAACATTTCAAGGTCTAAGTCTTTCTTATAACCAGCAGCGTATCCCATACGACCTGTTACAGACTCTGAGGTTAATCTAACCCATTCCATTAAGGCCTGTGCTGCCGATGGACCAATGGGGTCTCTAAACGTCACGTTTATCGTATTCCAAGTAAATCTACCAGCAACATAAGTTGATGTGTTTAAGAAAGGAATCTCAGTTGCGTTAATTTGGACGTTAGGTCTAGATGTGGACTCAACATACCAAGAGTTAATACCCAATGATGAAGGAAAACTTAGAACAAATCTATTTTTTCTT